ACAAGTCTCATAGATAGTGATAAAGATGAATATGGCACATATACAGAATGTGGTAATTTCAGTATTCCTAGTTTTGAACCTTTACAGTACAACCCCAACGAATTTGTATATACGCAATCAGAAACCCCCCAAAATCAAGAACAAGAATTTGTCCAGCCCACAGTAGAGCCTCCAAAATACGAACCAAAAAAGAAAAAAGATGAACCGCTTTTTGTTGCTTGTCCTGGCAAAAAAGATCAAAGGGTAGGAGATTATCGTAACGAATTTAAACTGGAGCGTGTCATAGGTCATAAAAGAAGCGAAGATGGTACTGAATGTATAACCTTGTATGAAAGTACTAAATTCATCGAGCAATACATACCGAATCCTCCACAGCTTGTTAGCACTGCTGTTATTGCTACTGTTGCTGCCTCTACTCCACTACTGCTTAATATTGTCAAACCTTTAGTAAAAAATGTTATTAAGAAGTTGACTAAAAAGAAAGATAACAAAAAGTAACATTGTTACGGTTCGAGAACATATACAAAGTGATGACACTTTAGTGATAAACTATAAAGGCAATAACATTTATTAGGTTTTATGAAACTTTCCATGCAAAGCAAAACAACTCGTCATCTTGACGATAATGATGAGTTTTATTTTGACAATGATATTTTGAACGATAAAGTTCATTTATTTTTTAAAGATAATAGAAATAGTCTTGATGAATATTCAATGTCAGGTCACAAATTCTTACATTCTTTTGAGCTTGCTATCAATACTTTAGGTATTGAGCATGACACAATGCTAAAAAAAGTTGGCAATATTATTTTTGCAAGAATCAAACAACTTGAAAAAGATATGGCAATGGTTCGAGAATATGAAAGAACAAATGACGAAAAAATACTTAAAAAATTAACTAAGGAGGAAGCATGACCTCCCAAGTTCAAAATGCCCTCTCAACTATTTATGAGGGCATAGAATATTCTTTAGAATTTATTACACCAGAAAAAGCACAGTTTTATCTGACAAAAAACTTTGAAAATAACCGCAAGATTAGCAGAAATAATCTTGAAGAGTTAAAAAAAGAGATGAGAAATAGTCGTTTTATCTTATCTGACTCTGCCATTTGTTTTGATACAGATGGCACATTGGTTAATGGTCAGCATAGATTGATGGCTGTTGTTCAAACAGGAATGACTCAACCATTTCTTGTTGTTAAAAATATGCCTAGCAAATCTAAGCAAATAATGGATGTTGGTAAGTCTAGGTGTATGTCTGATCGTATTACTGTTAGTGGTGTCAAAATTAGTAGAAGAGACTGTGCAACCATAAGACACGCTATGGCTGCTATAAATAACACAACTGGTACTGAACAATATTCCAGACCATGCCATGATGCCATAGTTGCAGAAACTTATTTAAAACATAATCAGTTTCTTTATCTCATGGGTAAAGTTTGTCCTACTAACACAACCAGAGTTAGATCATTTTTTCTTGGAGCAGCATTAAAAATTTATGCTGAAATGACTTATAACGGTCAAATTACAAGAAACAAAAAGTATAACCATACAATGAATCCTAAAGAAAGGGCATTGCATTGGTTGAATATTGTAACTACAGGTATGGCAAGTCCTATTGATGGTATTGATAGAGATATTAAACCACATGATAGAGCAGCACAGATTATTTTTACTAAATCTTGTGATAGCAGTATCAAAAGATCATATTGGAATAGTGCTGAAGCCTTTGCTCTTGTTGTTAGAGCAGCCCATAATTTTATGATAGGTCTTGATACTCAGTATCTTAAAGTTCCCAAAGATGATCCTTTCAGAGATTTCATTGAGTTGCCATCAACCAATAAAATAATGACTATGACATCAAATTGATACTACAATGTTCTTAACTACTTTAAAATGATGAATGAAAATCTATCACGATTGACAGTTCAGATAACAAAACATCAGCATAAATTGTTGAAATACCATGCTGGTCCAGGTACTTCTATCTCTTCTCTTGTAAGAAAAGCTCTTGATGCTTATTTTGCTGATGCTGAAGAAGCTCTTAGAGAAAAATACTTTGAAGCAGCAGAGTATGAACAATATGAAAAATACATGGCTGCACAACAGGCAGCAGGTATTGAAGAACCAGCAATAGCTGATGCAAGTTCTATTTTTTGATTTTCTGTTATACTGAATATGATCCCTTCATCTGGTCTGGGAGGGTTATCGCACACGCTAAGATAGGTAAGATGGTTGAGAAGGTCTTACCTATTTTTTTTGTTTTGTTGTAAGATAATAAAACCCTGTTCGCCAAGGCAATGGATAGGGCGTCTAGGTAGGCAAGTTTAACCGTGCTTGCCTACTGCTTTATTTGATGTTAATGTGATATATAAGCATTGCTTACCTGACAGCCTCTACTCCAACGAGTAGGTAGTGAGCCCAGGGCCAATGCTTATTTTATTTTATGACTGTGAGGTATAACTTGATTTGGAGGTGGTTGAACAATGACCCCCTCACATAATTTTGCGAAGTTACTTTTAGGATCGAAATATATTCCCTTTAACATTAGCTCTCCACAATTTTTCAATCTTGCTATTTCATAGTTGAGCAACTTTGCATTTAATTCTTGTTTTTGTAAATTTATTTGTGTATTAGCTGCATCAAGGCATGAATCTTGAAACCTGTTGTCCAGTGGAATATTAAATGTAAGTGCAAATCCAAAGTTCAGTCCTAAAGAATCTTTATTACCACTATAATTTTCTTGGTAATAAAGAACATTTCCTGGGTTGTCTGGCACACCATCATCATTTGCGTCTGTTGGATCGTAGACGGGCGTATGATAAATGTAGTCCTGTGGTCGCTTTTGGTTGAATGATGAAGTGACGAATGGGCTTACTGTCATTTGTGGCCCAGAACATTTAATATTATTTCCGTACATATTTTCTACCATCGGCCCTCCTAAAACTTGTGTTGCAAAATTTGAAACTGAACCACTAGCAGAAGCAGAAGGTGCTGCTGTATTGGAGGTGTTAGCTAGTACTGGATTACCTAGCAGACTTATTGCGAGAAGATAGTTGTGGTATCTGTGACGCTTGTGCTTTGGATGGTACGAGTTATGTCGGTTACAGATTGCATCCCAGGTGCTTGATAAACTTCTGTAAATTGAAAAGCATCTCCAGGATTTGATTGAGTCCAGTTTGGTCTTTGATCTAGATTTAATCCCTGCCATGTATGCGTAGTTCCGTTTATTGTTTCACTAACTGAGGTAGCTGCTGGAGTAATAGAAGATCCGTCATGCTGTATTCCTGATCCAGTAACTGAGTAAAGAAACCCAGAATTATATTCTGTTGTTCGTATAGACTCTGTAATATTTGTTGTGGTTTCAGTTCGACTT